TGGCGGCGACTGGGATTTAACATTAGATGTAGATGAAGAGGCATCGGATGGAACGATATGGATAGTAAATAAACAATCACCGGTAAAAGAAACAGTAAAGCCATTAGTATTATCACCAACAGCTGGAGTTAATGGAGTACGAGAACTTAAATTATCCGGAGGAGTTCCTAAGGATATTCAAGCCGAAGCATTTGGCGGATCGCCTGATGTGACACCAAAACGCACTGCCGCGGCAATAATTGCAGCAAATGCGCAAGTATTGGCAGAAGCTCAATTTAAATATAATAAAACTCTATCCGAATTAAAAGATAAACTTCCTAAAGCTCAGACAAAGCTAAATGATTCATATTATTCAACAGATGCAACAACTGCTGCTAAAGGGGTTATTAATCAATTGGTAAAGACATTGCCACCTGATGGGTTAGCAGAAAGATGTAAACTTATGGAACCGACCCCATTTCCATTATCTGTAGAAATTGCAGTAGATGGTATAGAAGGATTTTCATTTGGAGATACTATCACATCAGATTATCTACCATCTCGTTATAGATTAGAAAAAGGCGCACATGTGGTATTTACAGTGACAAAATATACACATACAATTAAAGGAAATGATTGGCAAACAGATTTAACATGTGTATCTAGAATAGTAAAGGATGATTAATGGGTAGACCGGTATATACTCCGCCAGAAAAAATTAAAACTAGTTTATATACATCTGGCAAAGAATGGATGTTGGTTAATTCTGACCAAGACTATATAGGCCTATATCATCAATATCCAAATAATTCAGTATATACGGAAGCACAGTTCAATGAACGGAGTCAGGAATTGGTGCCATATGCCCCGGCAATAGAAACAGAATTTGGCGGTGTTTATTATGAACTAACAAAAAAGCGATTTAATAATTATGTTAATCCGCAATATTATATACCTACTCCAAATATCCAAGATTATGAAACAGCAAATATCAACAGATATTTTGTTCGCCAACGTAATAATTTATCACAGATAATTGAAATAGATGCCAAGTCATATAATGATATTAACAGAAAAAATAAATCTGGTATAGACGCCGGCAGATATCAAAAAACAGTTATACAATGGTCAATTACAGGTCCGATAGATTCTGTACGCATGGCAAACGAACGTGTTGTGAGAAATTCTGATTTTGATAATATATCAAATTATCTCACAGATCCATTAGAATTTTATAAGTAATTACATTTGGTTATATGAAATATTTTTCTTATATTGCTATACATGCAGATAATCGAAGATGAAATAGAGTTACAAAAAGTGTTAATGTCATTAAATGCTGGAGATTCATTCTGGATTCCAATATATTCCGATCCATTCCAACATTACATGAATAACCGTATTAGTTTTATATACATATATTCAATTGCAGATGATATTGATTATATGTTACCTTTCCGTCATATGGACTGTATAAACCTCGATACCGAACGTTTACAAGACCTTACTAGTAGTCATGATATATATGTCTTAGCTAAGAAACGGTTTGCTCATTTCAATGCTAATAAATGTTATGATGCGGATATGGTTGCATGGTGGCAGACTCACCGAATGCTGCCACTAAATGAAACAAATACTGCTGCTCATGATGTATGGAATCGATGGTGGCATAATGAAACAAATATATACGACTGGTTGCCAATAACATGCCATATAGATCGATGCATTGCAATGCGTATAAAATTTATGGAATCATATGCAACATTTGAAAAGACAGATAAATTTGAAGCATATGAACAAATGATTACAGATAATTTATATGCAATTGAAAATTCTGGATTACAGGTAAATCATGCAAAATTTCTAGAAAAATTTAAATCAAATGGCATTCACAATCATAAAGCGTATTCTGAATATAACATGTATACAACTACCGGCCGGCCTTCTAATAAATTTGGAGGCGTAAATTACGCGGCTTTGAATAAAGAAGATGGTTGCCGCGAATCATTTGTAAGCCGTTGGGAGAAAGGTATGTTATTGGAAATGGACTTTGATGCATATCACCCACGCCTAATAGCAGATATTATAGGATACGATTTGCCAGAAGGCTCTATACATGAATATTTTGGTAAACAATATTTTGGAAAGGAAGAGTTATCTGAATCTGAATATGAAGATTCTAAAAAAATTACATTCCGGTTATTATATGGAGGTATAGATAAAGACTTTGAAACAATACCATTTTTTGGTAAGGTCAAAGAATTTATAAAGGTGTTATGGGCTAAATTCAAAAAGAATGGATATGTGGTTACTCCGTATTTTAAACGGCCATTATACGCTAAACATTTACATGATATGAATCCTAACAAATTGTTTAACTATTTGTTACAGGCATCAGAAACAGAAAACAATTTACATGTGATAAACGATGTCAACGCATTGATATCAGAATATAATTCAAAATTGATATTATATACATATGATTCATTGCTATTTGACTTTGATTTACGTGATAGTAAAGAGTTAATGATAAAAATAAAAAATGTAATGTCGCGCTCAGGCAAATATCCAGTTAAAATCAAAGCCGGGGTAAATTATCATACTATGTCCGACATGACTTCTAAAATTGTTTAATATTTATTTAAAAGAAAGTGTTTATGAATCAAGAAGATATTATACGCGAGTGGTTTTATCGACTCCCTAATGGTTATGCACATCCACCTTATTCGAAAAAAGAAATGGACGTATTACATGAAGTTCTGGTAGAGAATAACATGAACGGTTCTGTGTTTGTAAAAGAATCGGATCAGTTAGACCAAGCGTTTAATAACGCGGCCCCGGTTAAAGATGAAGAAACAGATGACATTTCAGAAAATTGGATATGGGAAGAATCGTTAGAGGATATTGAAGAAATTGAGTTACAGGAACAAGATCTTGCCCCATCACCAACGACAGATGAATTGGCTGCATTATTATCTGATACGGATAGAAAATATTCTGATAAAATCTTAAGGCGAGTAGGTGAACTATTAAATGTTGATACATTGTCTAGTGAATTAGTAGAAAAGGAAATGGTATCAATAATGGGTAGTGATGCTACTCATGTAGATGATATTTTAGATATAGTAATGAAGCCTGGAACAGACCAGCCTAAGTTTGCTGCATATATGCAAAATAGGACAATACCATATACAGTATTTATGGGTAGCCCGACATCATTAATAGACGCGTTTAAAGATCCTACTGGTCTATCAGCCAAAGCATTAGAACGATTGGCTATGTATAAATGGCCATCTATGCCAGCAATAGGACCTATAGAGGTAATGTTGGCATTATTATTGAAAGATGGCGAACGACCAACCGGTAAAGAGGCCGGCGATCTAAGAGTTGCTGGTAAACCATTTGAAGTAAAAGGATTTAGTGCTAGGTTAAAGGGACAAAAAGGATTTGGCTCAGCAGCCGGTGTTAGAAAGGCATTTATATCAGCGTATAATAATCTAGATCGCATACGACCAATTAACGCTCCAGCTGAGCAATCGGCATGGGGTTCGGGTCAATGGTTAAATACATTAGATGAATTGAATGAGAGAACATTGGAAGTGGCAGAATATAATGATGTTATTGATGCAATGAAAGCTGGATTTTTAGCAGCATATACAAACATGTCATCAAGCGATTTGGATTGGATATCTTCATATGTAGATCAGTCCGGAAAAATAAATAGAGGCGGATTTATTCGTAAATTGGCTGAATCGGCATTTGCATATTATATAGGTGTAGAAGATATTGATGTATTTTGTGTTACAAATGCCACATTGGCAAAAGGAGGACCTGCAATTGCTAGTTCAAAGGTATTAATGTTCGATCCATCTAGTTTCCCAAAATATTTAGGATCTCAGATTGGGATAGTAATGCCATCATATGCTGATTCAGCTGGCCCTCAAGGTGTAGCTTTTGGCCTTAAATTAGGAACTAAAACAAAAGCATTGACGTAGGAAGAAATATTGAAAACACAATTGTTATGCACATTTGCGCACAGGAAAGATTTGGAGTTGATTATTGATTATGTAGCAAAGTCATACACAATTTCAGAAAATAGAATATTTGTATTTTCAGATGCAGATGATAGGTCAGATTTATATGTGACATATAATGTGGAACCTGATGATTATGGTAAAACACCAAATACTATAATGATACATAGAAAAAAAGAAACCAATACATTATATACAGTTAATGCATTGAATGCAATTATTAAAAAAGCAAATAACGGTATATTGGATAAAAAATTTATTATCAATTGGCCAGTGTATGAAAATTCATTGATGTTAAATGATGGAAATGATGTACGGCATATACATTTAAATTTATACAAAAGAATTGATTTATAATTAGGATAATTAAAAAATATTCATTATATTTATATTAAATAAGAGAGCAAGTTATGGCATATTATACAGTTAATCAATCACCATTTAATGGCGGAGAAATTCTTACCGAAAATTCAATACGTGCTAATTGGGATGTATACTTTGGTCATCCGGAATCGCTTATTGATATATTCTTAAACACAAAACGAGTGGAGACTGCGAACCGATATTTGACAGATATCAATGTTCCATGGCGTGTTTCTGAAATTAATATTGTGGATGGTAATACGCAATGGACTATAGCTTAACAAATGACAAATAACAAATAAATTTAAACTTTTTTCATAAAACATTTGGTAGCGTGAAATAAGTTTCTTATATTAAGTAATAATAAATAACCATTAATAATTAAAAAAGGAAAAAAATGGCAATTAATTTAGACGCGATTAAATCGAAGCTCAATCAATTACAATCAACCGGCGCTCGCCGAGACAATCTATGGAAACCTGAACCAGGTAAACAAGTAGTAAGAATTGTACCTTATCAACATGATAGAGATAATCCATTTCGAGAGCTTTATTTTCATTACAATTTAGGAAAGAAAAACTACTTATCACCGGTAACAAATGGAAAGCCGGATCCGGTAGTAGAATTTTGTGAAAAATTGAAAGCATCTGGTAATTCAGATGAATGGAAATTAGGTAAACAAATGGAGCCTAAGATGAGAACATATGTGCCTGTTATTGTGAGAGGTAAAGAGTCTGAAGGCGTTAAGATGTGGGGCTTTGGTAAGACAGTTTACCAAGAGTTATTAGGATTTATAACAGACCCAGATTATGGCGATATTACAGATCCAAGTGGTGGTAGAGATATTGTAGTAGAGTTTACTCCTGCAGAAGGCCCGGGCCAATATCCTAAAACGTCAATTCGTGTAAAGCCTAATGTTACTTTAATGACAGAAGATAAAAATATTGCTGAACGTATAGCGAAACAGCAACCTGATTTATCGGTAATCTTTAAAGAACCATCATATGATGATCTTAAAGCAGCATTAGAAACGTATCTGAACCCAGAAGGTGAGTCAGAAACAGAAACAGTTACAAAACAAGCAACTCCAGAACCGGCGCCAGCTGGTGTAAACAAAGTAGATGATGTATCTGCTGCGT